CGAGAACGCCGAGACTTCCTCGTCAGGACGAAGATGAAGCAAAGGGTATATCGGGTGGTCGGCAACCTCCTGCTTGCCGCCACTGGGCAGCCGTCTGAATACCTTCAAGGGCATTTGAGCGACAGATTCACTCAGCACCCTGATGCACGAATAGACCGCCGCCAACCTCATCGCTGTGGACTCATTGACCGTTTCGCCTGACGAGACAGACGGTCCGAACATCGAGACCCATGATTGGTCAGGATCTTGTGAGACTAAAAAGCGCATCTCGAGTGCCTTGTTGATGAGTGGTATTTTTATTTTCAATTTCTCACCTCTTTCTAAAGCGTTATTATTCCGCGATGGGCGTAAGGGGATTCTGTCTCTCCTTGGGATTCCAACATTGTTGCTATTGCCGTAACAAGCGCCACAGCTGGATCAATTCTCTCTGTGGCTTTGTTTTTAGCGGGTTTAATATTCCCCGCAGGGTCACTGCTTATCATTACGTTATCCATCGCCCAGGTTAAAACTGGGTTATTGTTGTGTCTTAAGTACTTGCCAAGGACAAGGCGCTCTAATTCTTTACATGCCGGGGACATCGTTTTATATCCTTGTCTTATTTGTATAACAGGCACACCATCACCTTCTAAGTCGATAGCCCACTTCGTAGCGTTCCAAGGGTCATAGCCGACCATTTTAAGGTGTGGGAACATCGCTTTAATGTCTTGTGATATAGCGTTTCTGATATAATCGTGGTCGATTACATTTCCTTCTGTAGCGGTAATAAATCCGTCCTTCGCCCACATGTCATAAGGCACACGGTCTCTCCTAACTCGTGCTTCGATATTGTCACCGGGAACCCAGTTAAACGAGAGAGTATGTACTTTTTCATTTTCGTCCGGCTCAAATATGAGCGCACAAGATGAGATGTCTGTTGTTGTAGAGAGGTCAACTCCTGCCCAACATTTCAGATTAACAAGTGAAGCCATGTCAAAATCCTCGCCACAAGCCTCCCATTGCTCCATGTCAAGCCAACGTGTTTCTTGTGTTGTCCATTGATTTAAATACAACCTTCTAAATGTGTTTTGATATGCGGGTATTTCCTGCGCCCTAGCACATTCCTGTTTTAAAAATCTCTCTTGAATAGATATGCCATAATTAGGATTAGCTTGTTTCCATGTTTCAACATCATCCCAAGGCGCATCTGGATCAGCTTCATATAGCAAAGGGAAAAAAGACGGATCAATTATATTTCCGTCTCTTACTTTTCTAGCATAGTCCCAGATTTCCCAACATATTGAGTGTTTATCAAATCCCGCTGTGGTTATAGCTAACATAAGTGGTTGTGTTCTAGCTCCCATACCAGAAACAAGTACGTCCCATAAATCACGATTAGGGCTACTATGAAGCTCGTCTAGAACTACAAACGTTGGGGACATACCGTGTTTTGTATATGCTTCCGCTGAGATAGCTTGATAGGATGAATTTTTCTCGTAATAAACAATGCGTTTTTGTGAGTCAATTATCTTACATCTGGCACTTAGCTCCGGCGACATACGTACCATTTGAGCCGCCATGTTAAAAACAAGGCTTGCTTGTCCACGATCGGCAGCGGCTGATATAACTTCAGCTCCGTATTCACCATCAGCAAAAAGTGCGTAGAGTGCAAGAGCAGCAGCCAAAAGACTTTTGCCGTTCTTGCGCCCTACTGCAAGAAGTGCCGTTCTATACTGCCGTGTGCCATCGGGGTTCACTGTGCCAAATAAAGGTTTAATGAGTTCGTCTTTCTGCCATTGTTCAAGTATAAATTTTTGATTCGCCCAAATACCTTTAACATGGCGAAGCGCTTGAACAAATTGAATTACTCTATTGGCTTTTTTTTCATCATAAGCCATTAAATAACCTCCTCCTCGTACCTCGCCCCCTTCATTATTTAATCTAACAACCCATCAAAGTCGCTTTCAATCTTTTCAGTAGGCAACTGTAAACGCCCTCTTGAAGATGGAGTCATTCCAAACTCTGTGCATATACTTCTTAACATTTGGGCATATTTAATCGATGTGCCAACAGAGGGATGAGAAACAGGGTTTGTTTCACCACGTGTGTTTGTGTAGTTTGTGGTTATCCCATCTTTACTTATTTGCTCTTCTGCTTCTTCAATACGTGCCTGACAAATACATAACACGTTTAACAACGTAATCTCTGCATCTGTTAGCATTTGCATGGAGTTCAAAATCTTAACGTTATCAACAAACGCTGCATGAGCAATTTTATTTTTTTTAACAACCGACCACTCTTTAGGTTCTTTACTCTTAATTGGTTTTGGCTCTTTTTTGTTAAGAGGTCGCCCACTCGGATTGCCATTTAGCTTTTTTATTCGTGTTGGTTTTGGTTTTGTTCCTGGGATCGCCACTTTCTCACCTCCTTGTCGTTAAGATAAAAATCTAAAGGGTTAAGCTCAACTCGCTTTTATTTCGCGTAAAGCCCCATGCCGTTGTCCTAGAACGTTGGTATTAGCGATTTTACCCACCCCTACCACCGTGAAGTCTGTTGTGGCAAGGTTTACAGAGACTCTGTAAGTTATCAAAGCTAATAGGATCGCCGCCATCAGATAACTCCTTGACATGATGGACTATCTCAGCCTCTTTGATGATGCCGTTCTTCATACACACTTCACAGAGTGGATGTCTTGATATATATAACTGTCTTGTCGTGCGCCATTGTTTCGTGTTATAAAACTTATGACGAGCAGGTCTTGATGCGTTATAAGCACGTTGTCGCTTCTTATATAGATGATTGAGTATTGCTTCCCCCGGCTTGCGTGGCACTACTCCACCTCATTTCATTCCTCGCACACAACCACTGCTTTTTAGATGTTTCCGTGCAGAAATTAAACTTGTCAACTTGCTTTTTCGTGCAAAACAACTTATGCAAAACTAAAATTGGATTTTATATTTTACTGAATTGTGTCTCATCTTGTGCCTTTTGTGAAGCACAAGTTAAATTGTGTCTCAATGGTGAGTGACAATACCTCACATTTCCTCGTTGGGCGATAGATGCCAGTTCTATCCTCATTGAGACACGTATCAATTACCTGACCCCACGAAACTGATAACATATCGTTGACGGCAACAGAATGATAAAACCTCCCAATGAGCAACCATCAGGAGGCTTGAAACTCTGTCTGCCCGAACTCCTTGAGCCGAGACATAACAGTGTGCTAGTCTGGGTTGCTCCCTACTAGCGATAAACTTAGAAAATATTGTGTAAACCGTACCAGTCGCAATCCCTGTAGTGTAAGGTGAAATGCGTCATGGCTTACACAAGGGTAATAATCCCTCCCCACGTTGCAATCGCAGGGAGGGTAAAGCACCTTAGAACAGGGGCTTTGCTTTCGCCAGTGTGCCTGCCAAGGATTTCCTCAAACTAATGTCCAACACTGGGACACTTCAACGAGAGGTGTGGTCGGTTCTGTTAATGTTTGCTATATCCTCCCCATCGTAACAACAACCTTATGCTCCGTACCGCTTAACTCAATCACAGGACATCCCATAACCGTGGGCGGATAACCTTTAGCCGCAGCATAACCGCTCCCACGTTTAAGAAAAGATCCACTATTGACAAACCACATAGTCCGCTCGGTAACTACATCACATTGCCTTTCAGGTGTATAGATCATCGAGGGAAACGAAACCTGAGCATGGACATGAGACATGCAGTAGATGTCGCATAGGACTATATGAGACAGCCTTTCAAGGTTATTAACCTTTGCTCCTCTAGTGCGTCCTCCGCCCCATCCATGCGTTGC